GTTCACGCAGGTTCATTAGCGAGCCTCTTTTCGATCAGCAGGGCGAGCATTTTCGCGCTGTCTTGGATTTGTTCGTCGGTTGGGTCTTCCGGTTGCGCTGCTGGCGTCGGAGCAGCGGGCGTAGCGTTCTGCCCGAAGGGGTCTGCAGCGTCGCGCTTGGCGAGAGCCGCCAGGCTATAATCCTGCTGCTGGGCGGTGACGACATCGCCACCCTCAACCGGCGGCAAGTTCAAGCGTTTGCGCGCCTCGTTGGTGGTCATGATAGACCCTTTGACGCCTTCCGACAGCGTACTAACCGTCGTTGCCTCGTCCATGCGGAGTAGGCCGGTTTCGTCTACGTCCACGCCGTAACCGGCTGGTAGCGCCAAGCCCTCGTCCATGCAGACTTCGTACTCTTCGATCAGGCTTTGCAAGCAGTCGGAGTAGTACTTCTGGTTCTCTTGCGCCGCAGTAGTACCCGTGGCGGACTCGGTTACACCTACCTTCGACGCGGGAACGTGAAACGCGGTGCAGATCATCTGCGCTGTGAGCTTGAACTGCTCGATGAGCTGCGAGTCGGTAGCGCTCATGCGCATCTGTTCAAACTTCAGGCCATCACCGACCACGGCTACTTTGCCGGAGTTGTTGCCTGAATAGTTCGCGTCCCAGTGCGCTTTGAGCCGTCCTGCAGTCTCGTCGGAGATCGCACCGGGGGCCGTCAGAATGCCGCCCGGGCGAGCGCCGTTTTCAAAGAAGGTGCTCGAATCGTTCTGCATCTTCAGCGATTGGCACGCGGCCAGGGCGCAAGCGTATAGCGGCGGGATGCCGACCAGGGGGTGGAACAGACAGTTCATCCGGTCGTGGATGATCTCGGAAGCTGGAATCGTGATTCCCTCGCTACCGATCGTGTTCAGGTCATCGCCGTTGCACTGGTACCACACTTCACCGGACGGGGTGACGAGGGGCGTTACCCGGCAGGGGTCGAGTATGTATATCGCAGTGACGATTCCGCGAGCGTCCCGGCGCTTCAGCCCGTAGGCGTTGCCGTTAGTCAGCTTCGACGTTTCCCACCACTGTTTGAACTGGATGTGGTTCTGGTACTCGTTCGGCTTGCGCAGCACGGGGCTAAACGCGGGGCTCGTAGTCTCTTTCCAGATCCCGTTATCGTCCAGGGACATCAAGCGCTGGCGCAGCTTGCCGATGTCGTTGGCGATCAGCGTTACGCAGGCGTAAACGGCGTAGTGCGCCAGGACTGTCGGCGATTTCCACTCGTCGTTCTTTTGCCAGGCGCCGGTATACGGCTCTCGAATGATCGGCCACCAACCGCCTCCGCCGTTACCGCTAACGGGCGACGTTACCGACGGCAACCGCTTAAAGGTCAGCTCGCGGCCAAAAATTCGCATTAGACAAGTTCCTGAGCTTTGATCGCGGCTTCGATGTCCGATTTGTTGATGCGGCCGTCTTTACCGGTGCCGACTACGGTTTTGACATCGATGCCGTTCTCTTTGGCGAACGCGGCGACGTTATCGGAGATCAACAGTTCGTCTTGCTGCGCGGGCTCCACCTGGCTGCCTTCGTCAGGATAGGTGCCGTGGCCCAGCTTGCGCAGGGTTTCGGCATACCGACGCGCCATCAGCACAGTGCGGCCATTTTTACCGTAGGTGAATTGGACTTTAGACATTAAGGAAGCCCTCGAATTTTCGGCAGTATAGCGGTTAGGACTCGGTTTGTGCTAGGGCGGCTTTTTCCGCGCGCTTACGTGCCCAGTATTCTTTCATTTTGGCGCCTTGTCTTGCTCTTACTTCAGGAGTCATAGCGGCGGCCATCTTTTCTCTGCGCGCTTCTAGCGCTGCGGCTTGGGCGGCTCGGTGTTCGTCCGTCCAGCGAGCATCATGCATTTTCTTCTTGGCTTCGGGGTCTTTCCATCGCCGAGCAAGCCTTTCACCCTGCTCCTTCTTAAACTCTTCAGACTGCACGCATTGCTGCAGGCCGCCACCTTCGTAGTTGGCCTTAGCCGCAGCAGCTTTCTTGGCTTTAACTTCAGGTCGCTCTTTTATCTCGGCTAGTGCGGCTAGGTTCTTTGCGCGGTACTCCGGCGTGGATTGCGCGACAGATAAGCTGGCACGGCGTTTTGCTTTTGCCTCCGGTGTTTGCGCAGACGCTTGGAAAGCTGTGAAGGCTTCGGGGTTTTCTCTTGCCACTCGCCGTGACCGCTCGGCATGCAGAGCCACTTGTTCGGGGTCTTGGTAACGTTTACGAGTCGCGCGTCCTCTATTTTCCTTTGCCTCTGGAGTCTGCATTCCCGCCATGTAGCGTTCTCGTATACGCGCATCCTGCCACGTTTTCTTAATACGCGCCGAAGCTGCAGCCCGGAATTCCGGAGTAGAACGCACCTCTCGCATGATAGCCGACAATCGTTCTTTGTACTCCGGGGTTGATCGCGTAAGTCTTGCCGCTTCATTTCGCTTTTTGAGAGCGTCAAGATCCAAACCCGCTAAACCGTCGCCTCCTGAAGTCGAATTCGTAAGCCTGTGCCCTTCCGCTTTGAATTCAGAAATCATGCGAATTTCATAAGGCTGCCAGGGCTCCCCTTCAGGTACTTCCAGGACGATTTCTATCTCTGGCTTCTGCCCGTTGTCCAGAAGGCTGCGTATCCAGTTAGCCGTATGGTGCTTCGTGTCCCCGCTGCGTGCGGCGGAAATATGCTTAGACAGTCTTACCGCGGGATTATTGGTTTTCCCGGTGTACCGAATCTCCCCTTGAGGGCACAACAGCGCGTAGATGTAGTCAGTCACGACCTAAGACCCCGCTAAACGTAAAAAGGCCGATACGAATCAACGTATCGGCCTTTAGTTTACCAGACTAACTACGTCTGTCTAGGGGTTACGCGGTTCCCCACTGCACGTCTGAAAGGTACGAAACGGCCTGTGGGCGGCGTTTCTGCCACCGGCACCATCTTTCTGCACGGATGGCCGTTTGGTTGGTTTGGAACATGCTAACCAGTTGGGCAGCGGTTGGGGTTGCGTTGGCAGCGTCATCGTCCAGGAAGATGGTCGCTTCCTTCGACAGGTCGATGGTCACTACGCCGTCGTCGGCCAGGTAGATCTCGCTGGCGAATGCCAGAATGAACAACGAACCGCTGGAATCAGACGGCACGTAGTTCGACACGATCATCGGAACGCCGTCGATGGTGCCGCCGTTCAGACCTACTTCCGGGAACTCTCGCGAGCCAAGGGGATTGCGCATCAAGGTCAGCGCACGCGCGGTCTTGGTGTCGGTGATGTACACCGCGCTGCCGGTAGGCAGGTTGGTAGCATCGGCTTCAGCCCACAGAGCGGCGATGTCAGCACGAACGGCGTCAGCGTCGGTACCACTGGACGGAATCGGGGTAACGCCGTTGGTGATCGATGCCGGGCTAGCCGAGGCACCGGTACCAACTGCCTTCGCTGGATCGACGAAGTCCTCGTCCATGCGCTCGATTACTGCGTCGGCCAGGTCGTCGCGGACGAGGGTCTGAATCGACGGATCAGAGAAGCGCGACAGCTCGTCAGTAACGACCGAGATGGCGGCGATCTTCGCCCAGGTCAGGGTTTGCGCTTCGTAACCGGACTTGGTTACTGGCTTGCGGTAGCCTTCGCCGACCCACGAAGCGCGGCCTGCGGAGGTCTTGCCGGGGATACGCACGTTGAACGGTACGCGGCGAAGCGAAGGCACACCGTTTACGCCAAACTGGCCGACAATTGTGCGGGGGCGCAAAAAGTCAACAAATTCCGACGAAAGGTTGGTGTAGTCCACCAAATTGCCGGCCCAGGTTGGGTCAGTAGTGGTGCCCGCGGCGACAGCGGCCTTCATGATGCCTTGCAGACGGATGTCATCGGCGAATTTGTTCTCGGCGAAAGCCTTGGCGCTGGAGATGTCGCCTTTACCGGCGTACATGGCCAGGGCGAATTTGGCGAAGCCGATGCCCGGCTCTTCGTTCTTCACGCTTTTGACGACAGCAGGAGCGGAGGGGCGCATGCGCTCGGCCATCTTTGTTACGTCTTCCACCGGCTTGGCCTTGGCAACGTCGGCAGCCTGCATGGCTTCGAGGCGCTTGATGTGGGTGGTGGTAGCAGTGATCTCGTCCGACAGGGTGTCGAACTCTTCGGACTCGGCAGCGTCCAGGCTGCGGCCTTCTTCACCGGCTTTTTCCATCAGCTCGGTTTGGCGAGCCGACTTTTGCTCCAGGGCAGCCTGGAACGATTTGATTTGTTCACCGAATTTCATGTCTTGGCCCTCCTCGGGCTTCGGAACGACTGGAATGTGTTTTACAACGGGTGCCGAAGCGCCGGCAGGTTTACCGAGACGCACGACGGGGATTTCCTTTTTGCCGGACGCGGCAGGCAATCCAACGTCGAACGACTTGATATTGAAAACGGCGCCAGCGTTGGCCGGCACCGACACCAAACTCAATTCATAGACTTCCGTGGACTTGTAACGGATGCCGTAAGTACCTTTGATCGGCTCCGAGTCAAGCGACCGGAAGCCAATCGACACAGCACGAATCAGACCGGCTTTGACCGACTGCCAGGCTTCGTCCACTCGATCCTTCAAAGTGCCCGGCTCGTCGACCGTAGCCACGGTGGCGGTAAACGGAACGCCTTTAGCGGTTGGCGCGCCGAATTCCACAGTACCGATCGGCTTGTCGTGGTCGTGCTGCCACAGCAAAACGAGCGGGTTCTTAAACTTCACGCCCAAGGGCTCAACAACATCGCCTACGCGATCCGGCTGCGGGGTCGTAGCCCACCCGGTAATCGTGCGGCTCTCGTCGCTAACCGCCTTGGTCTCTAAGAAGCTATAGGCTCTGTTCATACACAGCTCCGGTAAATTAGGCGCACTGTAACCTAAAGAATCAGCATTTGGAACTTTTTGTGCGCCGCGGCCGGGTTGAGCGACATAAGGCTAACCGCGTTGAACAGCGCCATTACCGGGTCGATCTTCGCAGCGCCCGAAGCCTGCTTAGTTACGAGGATGGAGTTAGCCCGGGGCTCAACTCGGCAGTTTGATACTGCCCAAACCATCAGCCCTTGTTTTGCGTGCACCAACTGGCCACCTGCCAAGCGCCGTTCCGCGGTCTTGATCGCTCCGCCTAGTTTCCACCCTTGGCTTATACCGACGATCTTGTCCTCGGGAATGCCGCGGTTTATCAACTCATCGAAGATCGCTCCGATACCCACCGGGTCAACGCCTATCTTGTCGAGCAAGCCCCAGTCGTAAACCTGCTCAACCAAATCGCAAAGCTCTGTCACGTCGTCGCCGATGCGCTTGACGATACCCAAGTCCCCCTGTTGTGCGAAGTCTTCCATCTTCGACTTCTCGGCCAGGTTGCGCTTAAGCGCGGAAGGGTGTGCCCACGCGCGGGACCACGACACCCAAGTGTCAGTACCAATCAGTCGGCCGAGAATGCTAAGTCCAAGCAAGTCGTCCAAGCCGCCGCCGTCGATCCCCACCGTGATCACCTCACAGAGATCGCGGAACTTCTCGAAGGTCAGCTTTTCGTCGGTTTGCTCTAGCCAGAAGTCGGCACCGGCCCATCGGTCGGTACGCAGTGCCATGCCTACTTCGATGTTCAGGTACTTCGACAAGACGATCAGCATCTCTTCCGGTCCGACCGCTTCGGCGCGCCGGATCTCCCGCTCGATGAAGTCGATACTGGCCGACTTGCCGAGGTTGGGGTTCGTCATGTGGAAGTTAGCGGGATCGAGGTACAGCTTGTTCTCGACGTAGTGCCGCGGAAACTCGTACAGGATAGGAAGGAAGTTTTTGTCGATGATCTCGCCATCGCGGACCTTCCTCGCGTACATCAGCTTGGAAGCGAAGACGCCGGCCGGGGGTTCGTCCGACTGAGTGGTCAGATACAGCACGAAGCCTTCCGGTCGAGACGCCAGGCCGCCAGTCGCTTCGACCAGCATCTTGGCAGCGTTCGGGTTCTTGCCGAACAGGTGGATCTCATCGACCAGGACAACGGCGGCCTTTTTACCGCCTACCGTGTTGGTGTCGGCTGCTACGACTTTCAAGGTGGCACCGGTGCCGAGGTGCTTGATGGTTCGAATGTGGTCTTGTACCTGCATCATCGCGTCGAGCTGTGGGTCCGCCTTCACCATGTCCCGGGCCGGCGCGAAAGCGTTATCGGCCACCTCTTTCGTCGGGGCTAGGATCATGAACTCGGCCGACTGACGCCAGTTCATCTTCAGGACCGTGATCATGATGCTCGCGGCCTCGGTCGACTTGGCGTTTTTCTTCGAGATCATCAGGAACGCTTCGCGGATGTGCTGAATACCCGTGTCCGGGTCGTAGGCTCCGAAAATCGCGTTCGACAGATCCTCCGCCCAGCTGGCACCGATATCGCCGATCGTTTGTTGCCCATCGGCCACGTCTACGATTTTCAGCCGGTGGCGGAAGTCCCGCGCCTCTTGCGCAGATTCAGGGAACAGCGGATCGAACGGTACCAGGCTCCGGCCTTCGACGATCCGCTGTTCCCAGTCGGGGCAACTCGTTACGTATTCGGGCGCGCCCATCAGTTAACTGCCTTCAAGGGTGGTGGGCGTCGCGTGGCGTAGGCGTCGCTGCCAGCTGCAGCCTGCTTGGCGCCATCCGCTTTGGTTTCCTTCTTCCCCTTCTCGCCGATCTTGGCGTGCTGGAAAGGCAGCAACGCTTTCGCCACCTCGATGCGACGGCCGAGAGGAACGCGCGGGTTCGCCTGGACAGCTTCGAGGAATTCCAGGGAGTCGCCGGTTTGGGGCAGATCGTCCAGGGGGTCGTCTTCTGGCTCTTGGTCTTCGGGGGTGGCTGGCGCTGGTTTGCGCGGATGAATAGGTTTATGCGCCTCTGGGGATACGCCCGGGGTCGCGAACCCGATAGCAGCGAGTGCCGCCACGATCTTCGGGTCTTTACGAAGGCGTGAGCCAGCGGACGCGGCGGTTTTCTCACTGAGTCCCGCATCGATCGCAGCTTGCTTGGGGCCATTCCCGCGCAGGGTGGATTCCACAAACTTTTGGCGGGTTGGGTCGAGCATATGTTGAGCCTCGTGTTATGCGTGTTCGCAGCTTAACACGGTCAACAAAAGGGCTGTAGGGGAATTAAA